CTAAACGGTGATACAGCTGGTCTAGCTGCTAGAACTGATTTAGTTGCAGACTCTTGGTACTCACCTGCTGGTTTCAACAGAGGTATTATCAGAGGTGCTGTTAAACTAGCATACAATCCAACTAAATCACAAAGAGATGAACTTTATCCTAAGAGAGTCAACCCCGTTGCTTCTTTCCCAGGACAAGGTACAGTCTTATTTGGTGACAAAACTGGATTATCATCACCATCTGCGTTTGATAGAATCAATGTAAGAAGACTTTTCATTGTTTTAGAAAAGGCTATCGCAACTGCTTCTAAATTCCAATTGTTTGAGTTCAATGATGAATTCACAAGAGCGAACTTTAGAAATATTGTCGAACCATTCTTACGTGAAGTTCAAGGCAGAAGAGGTATCACAGACTTTTTAGTAGTATGTGATGAAACTAACAACACAGGCGAGGTCATTGATAGAAATGAGTTTATAGCTGAAATCTTTGTTAAACCAACAAGATCAATCAACTTTATAACACTATCATTTATCGCAACAAGAACTGGCGTTTCATTTGATGAAGTCGCAGGTTAATAGTAGAGAAGGAGAAATAAAATCATGGCAAATATAAATGACTTCAAAGCTAAACTTGCTGGCGGTGGCGCTAGAGCCAATCAGTTTAAGGTAACAATGCCTTTCCCTGGTTACGCACAAGTTGGTGGAGAAATAGAAGAACTGGCGTTTTTATGTCGGGCAACATCAATTCCATCTATGGAAGTAGGAACTATTCCTGTTCCCTTTAGAGGAAGAGCTGTTAAAATAGCTGGAGACAGAACTATCCCTAGTTGGTCGGTTACAGCATACAATGATACTAACTTTAAGTTAAGAAATGCTTTCGAAAGATGGCAGAATGGTATCAATAATATGACTGATAATGAAGGATTAACAAATCCTGTTGACTACCAAGTGGATGCGTTTTTAGACCATCTTGACAGAAACGGTAATACGATTAAATCATACACATTGAGAGGTGCTTTCCCAACTTCAATAGGAGCAATCAGTTTAGACTATGACGAACAAACTGCGATTGAACAATTTGAAGTTACGTTTGAGTACCAATACTTTGAAACTAATACAACTACTTAATAGTTTTAAGGGGGGCGTAAAAACCCCCTTTCAAAACTTGTATAAGTAGTAGTATAACAGGAGAATATTATGGCTGAATTATTTGGCTTCTCGATAACACGATTAAAGAAACAAGCTGATCCAAAACAAAGTTTTGCGACTGCACAAGCAGATGACGGTACACAAACTGTTTCCGCTGGTGGTCACTTTGGTTCGTACTTGGATATGGAAGGTACTGCTAAAACAGAGCAGGACTTAATTCGTAGATATAGAGAAATCGCAATACACCCCGAGTGTGACATGGCAATAGAAGATATTGTTAATGAAGCTATCGTGGCTAATGAGTTGAAAGATGCTGTAAGAGTTAATCTAATAGATTTACCTTATGGAAAAGATATAAGAAGAAAAATAGAAGACGAGTTCCAAGAAGTTTTAAGATTATTAAACTTCAATACAAAGGGACATGATATTTTTAGAAGATGGTACGTTGACGGAAGAATTTTCTATCAAAAAGTTATTGATAGAGAAAGTCCTAAAAAAGGTATCACCGAATTAAAATACCTTGATCCACGTAAAATCAAAAAGATTAGAGAAGTAAGAAAGAAAAGACCTGATGTACCTAGTCCATCAGCGTTGAATAGTCTTGCTGTTGTAGATGAATTTGTTGAATATTTTTTATTTAATGAAAGAGGTCTATCTGGTACTACCGGTCAAAGTGGTATGAAGATTGCACCTGATACAATAGCTTTCTGTCCATCAGGATTAATTGACCAAAACAAAAACATGGTGTTGTCTTATTTACATAAGGCGATCAAACCAGTTAATCAATTAAGAATGATTGAAGATGCTGTGGTTATCTATCGTATAGCTAGAGCACCTGAAAGAAGAATATTTAAGATTGATGTAGGTAACTTACCGAAAGTAAAAGCTGAACAATATTTAAGAGATGTTATGGCTCGTTATAGAAACAAGTTAGTTTATGACGCAAACACAGGTGAGATCAGAGATGATAGAAACTATATGTCAATGTTGGAAGACTTCTGGTTACCAAGTAGAGAAGGTGGTCGTGGTACAGATATTACTACATTACCGGGTGGTCAAAACTTAGGTGAGATAACTGACGTAGAATATTTTAGAGCAAAATTATATCGTTCTCTAAATGTTCCTGTAAGTCGTTTAGAATCATCTTCGGGTTTTAATCTAGGTAGAGCTTCAGAAATTACAAGAGATGAATTGAAATTTACGAAGTTTGTACAAAGATTAAGAAAGAAATTTACTGAACTGTTCAATGATATTTTAAGAACACAATTAGTCTTAAAAGGTATTATCGCTGAAACAGATTGGTATACAATTAGAGATACATTACAATATGATTTTCTACAAGATGGTCATTTCGCAGAATTGAAACAGACTGAATTGTTAAGAGAAAGATTAGCCTTAGCAAATGAGATGAGAGATTACGTAGGTAAGTTTTTCTCAGTAGAATATATTAGAAAAAATGTATTAAAACAAAATGATAGAGAAATTGAAACTATGGATAAACAAATTAAAACAGAAATTAAAACTGGTATTATCCAAGACCCAATGGCTCAAGTATCAAACAATGATGAAAATATAGGAGAAACAAATGAGTGATGAAGTAAAAAACTTTATAGATAAAATTCAAGCTGGTGATAATGCTTCAGCTGGAGATGCATTCAAAGATGCATTACGAGCTAAAGTAGGAGACTCTTTAGACAATCATAGAAAAGAAATCGCAAGTAGTTTATTTAATGGAATAGAAGCTGAACCGCATAGTGACCCAAAACCTCATGTTGCTGATGTTGGAACTTTTACTCAAGCTGGCGAAGTCGTTACTAGAGATGGTTTAGATGGTAATGCCGAACTTGATTTATCTGTTGGAGCTGATGATAATGCAGATCAGTAGTATCGTAAAAGAAAATCTTTTAATCGATTCTAAATCCTTTAATGGATTAACTCCATTAATGAAAGAAGCAATTACAGACTTTTTCAAAATAGTAGAAAAAGAAACTGGAAATATTATACAAAAGGTTGATAACGCTGTAACAAAAGTAGCAAGTTTTCATAATATAAATACAGACATGATTTATGAATATTTTGATAAGGAAACATTAGAGCAATTAGGAGAAAAATAAATGTCATACACACAAAATAGATTTAAAGCAAAAGGTGTCACGTTAACTGATAGCGTTCTCGATAGTACATTAGCTAGGTCTAACTTTGTTAGAATAACAACAACAAGTGCTCAAAACACTATAACTGTTAAAGATAATAATAAAAATATATTAGGAAGTATATTATTATACACTGCTGGAGATACAATTATTATAGATAAAAATGTAACTGATAGAATTTCAACAAGTGGTACAGCTGTTTGCTCATCAACTAATTGGGTGCCGGCAAATCAGACTGTTAAAAATTATTGTGATAATTCAGAAAAAATAGAATCCTGGACTCAAAGTTCTGCGACTACAGAAATTAACGCCACTGAAACTACACTCGCAGCGAATATTAATACAACACAGAATTACATTCCTGTTGCAAGTACAACTAATTTTTCAACAAGTGTCGTGGCAGAAATTGATGGAAATGAAGTAGTTAGTTTTTCTGATATAAGTTCTAATGTATTTCCATACTCACAAGACCTAGATAATGCTTATTGGGGAAAAGCCAGATCAACAGTAACTGCAGATCAAGCTGTTGCACCTGATGGTACTACAACAGCAGATTTAGTTACACAAGTTACTAATACACAAGGAGGAGCAATTTATAAAAATAGTTATTCACCTCTTACAAATGGTGCAGTTTATACCTACAGTGCTCATGCTAAATATGTAACTGGTTCTGATATAAAATTTCTTTTAATGCAAGATTACAACATGACTGGTGGGGGAGTTATGAATAAAACTTTTTTTAATATAGAAACAGGAGCTATAGGAACAAGTGACTCAGACCATACTGTAACAACTACAAATGTAGGAAACGGTTGGTTTAGATTTACTATAACCGTTACTTCTGGTAGCACAGGAGGAAATTTTGCATTCTACAGAGTAAATGAAGATGGGGGCGGTATAGCAACACAAAATGATACTTGTCTTATGTGGGGACTACAATTAGAAATTGCTTCAGTTGCAACACCTTATTTACCGACAACTTCTGCTGCCTTAGCAGGATTAACAAATGTCACTAGAGGAGTTAACGGAACAACAGCAGCTTCTGCAAGTTCTGGAGATACTGTTGGAACAGGAAAATATATAGCACCTGATGGTACAGCAACAGCAGATTTAGTAATACCAAACGCTACTGCTGGATATCGTTCAGTTAAGGCTGATTGGACGGGAATGCTTCATAACGATCACTGTATAGGTTCATTTTATGCTAAAGCATTCGGAAATTTAAATACAGTTTTTCCTAACTTTGCTGGGCAATCTGCTGGAAATAGATGGAAATTTACTTTGACTGGTGCTGGAACCGTTGCAGAAGATTATATTGCAAACCAGACGGCAGGAACATATTGGGCACAGATAGATAAAATTGGAACTGATGGTTGGTATCGTTGTCAAATTGGAGGAGTGATTTCAACAGGAAATACGAATACAAGATATCTGGATATTATGCCAGGAGGTACAGATGGTACTATCAATGGTGCTGCAAATGGTACTTCAGGAATTTTAGTATGGGGAACTCAAATTGAAATAGTTTCTAATGCTACCGACAGAGCAGGTATGTATGTAAAAACAGAAGCTGTAGTCCCGAGTGTTGGTATCTTTGGGGGCGAGGAAGTATCTATAACAGGAATTTAATAAAATAATTTAATAAGATAAGGAGAAGTCATGGGACAATTTTTAGGAACATTTATATTAAAGGGCACAGCAATTGCTGGAACTTTAAGTAATAATAATATTGGTAATTCTCAATTTGTAAGAGTGGTTGCAACAGCATCAACAATTACGATTACGGT